CCAAAATAAACTTATATATTTAAATACTTTTATANTTTTAGCAATGCTAAAATATAAAAGTATTATATAAATTAATTTATATGTATTTATAGTAATTAATTTTGTTCATTGTAATAAACCTATTCAAATGTTAATCCTGACTTGCCACCCTCAAATTCTAATTCATCTAAGAAATCTTCTAAAGTAGATTCTTTTTGTATTTCTTTCTTTATTAAAAATTCAGTTTTTATCTTAAATCTGGCAAACATAGAATCCCAGGGCTCTATCTTTACATCTGGTAGACTATTAATGAACTTAAGTATCTTAGACCAATTTAGTTCTCCAGATGCTGGATTGCTCATGAAACTTAATGGTATAGTAAATAAGTGGAATTCTCTATCCATATTTTCAGCTATCATAGCAATATGAATGGCATTTTTGATTAATGTTGACCATTCATTGGTCTCTAATAAATCAATAATTGCTACTATAGCTTTTAATATACCTAGATTCTTCTTTGAATAAAATCCATCTCTTGTAAAAGTAAATGTCTCTTCAATTTCATTTTTACCTCTCCTAATCATTTCCATAATGGCATTTTTATAAGTCATGTATTTTTCCCCTTTTTTGCTGTATTGTATTGTAAATAGCGGTACTGATTCTACTTCTTCAGATATTGTCAAATCCATAACTTCATCAGATAAGAAAAGCATTTCCTCATCAATTTGCCCATCACAATTTAATATCCTACAAAAAGGCAGGATACTATTTTTACAAAGATTATCAAAGTCTAGATTTAGTAGTTCTTGAGTTCTCATTAAAATAGTTATATTGATTATACCCTTAGTTATATCAGGGCCAGAGAAAAACATCATCTTTGACATATGTGCCTTCTTTATTGTGGCATATTCTTCAGGCTTCACTATTAATCTTGCCATATAATAATTGATCATATTTAATGAGTCAATATCTATAATTGATATCATCCTCTCTGCATCTCTTATGGCTGGTATAACTATGCAAACTGGAACCATTCTATTAAACTTTGCTCCTCTTAAAGCCTCACCTTCTTTATTCCTTCTCAATATATGCTCTATTGTTGATATCTGATAATTATACTTATTTATTCTTTTCTTTTGATATGTTATGTAGTAATTTATGTTTTCATCAAGCATTATTTCTTCCATATATTCAAATTTTAAACCATGTCTTGAATTTAATAATTTGTTTCCAGCATGAAATATTGTATTGGGATGGAAATTTTGGACAATTAGCTCAGCAATTTTTAAATTCTTGTCTTCACCCACAATTCTTATTGATCTCATATAGCCAGTTATTGTTAAATCAATAATTCCAGAATTTAGTGTTCTATTAGTCTGCCAATTATTCCATGATACCCTCTCATCTGTCTTTAATGCATCATATCTATTTAAATCAGATTGAGTTAGCTCATTTACTCTATATAGTAAAGGGATGAAATTTATCCTCATACTGCTATTTAATATGATATTCAGTAGATCACTAACCTTTACATTCTTATATCTATAATTCTCTATTACTTGAATTATGAATGCTCTTCTGGATGTTGCCTCTATGAAATAGTCTGCAAAGTGGGTTAAAGCTCTAAAGCATTCACTAGCTATAATTTGATCGTTAGTAGAATGTTGTAAAACATGACCTTTTTGATTTCCTGCAATAATATGTTTTAAATAATGCATCGTATACCACTCTTTGTCAGAGATTGTATTACCTTGTATTAAAGTGCAAAAATCTAATGCTGTATATGATTTCATTGGTAAAATGAATATTTTTACTTTATGTTCTGTTGATTTGATATAGTCATAACACACTTGATAAACCTTTGTCAATTCACGTAAATGGTAAATTCTCTTTTCAGTTTCAGTCAAATTAGCAGGTATATTATCAATCCTTTCTTGAAATTTCTCCAATATTTTAGTCTCTCTTAGAAACTCTTCCAAATGATATAGGTCATTTTGTAATTCATTTTGATCAACACCTGGTATATCTATGGTTCCTTTACTATATGCTCTTAATACCAATGCAGGAGAGTGGTGTATAAGTTTCATATTTCTAAATTCTGGCATTTGGCATGCTGATAGTCCTACTCTAGATTGTGGGCTTCCCCTCATACATAAAAGTGCAGTATTTGCTGCCGTTATTAATAAAGGATCATTCATGACACAATGCCTATATATTATAACAATGTCCTCTACAGTTAATTTCAAACCACTTAGATCATTTATTAATTGCTTGTATGCTTGTGGATAAGTTAATCTACCTATAGGTGTGGTCTCCTCTAAAATCATATCTGTTTCTGATAAACTTGTTAATTTATCAAAAATGCTACTATAATCTATAATAGGCTTATGTGAGAATAAGATCTGTTCTATAAACAATTGCGCAGGGCTTTGAATAGATAAACTTTCTTTAAATCTCTTTGAATTATATCTATATAGTATGCTATTCATATATTCTATTGTTTGTTCACCTTTTGTTACTAACAATTCTGGATTATTTATCATATAATCCAGATTATCTATATGTGTGTTATCATTAAGTGTGAATTTGAAATCATTATAAGAAATTAGTTTATTCAATGCACCTATTGTAGTAAATTTACGTGGTGTTAATAATGATCTGCTTCTCATATCACTTGTCTCACCAAAATTTGTATCAGATGATATTTCAGTGTCAAGTGCTAAATATCTTAATAATTTTAACTTAATAATTTCCATATCACTTAATTCTGCCTCTTGTATACATAGTATCTGAGTTTGTATATCTTCTTTTTGTTTATCTAATGGTACCAACTTTTTAAGTAATTTTATTAAGAACCACAAGTTACCAGATTCTAAACCTACTAATGCTATTAAATATAATGGTGCATTCAAAAGGCCATTCAGTTCAACTGGTATGTCAAATCTATTTCTTGTTGGGAAATATCCTATTGGAGAGTTGATCTGATCATCTAACATATTATAAGTTAATTGTGTGATCCAGTGGCTACATGAAATAGCAACCCAGGCACAGCTAGGAGGGCAACCATGCTTGATGCTTTGCTGAGCTGCTGATAATCTACTAGCTAAATCTTCATATGGGCCTATATATGCACAGTCACCTACACTAGGAAGTAAGAACCTCCCATATACAGACATAGGCTCCCCATGTATATTAAATAATGACACAAATTCTTTGATATTATGTGTCAAGTAAGTCTTTTTCATATTTGCTTGACACCCAAATGTTAGACACACTAGTTCAAATGTTTGTAAGCTATGATTTATTAAAACTGCTTCTGGTAATTTATTTTGTATATATGTGATGGATGTTTGATTGTCATCTGAGTGCACCATAGAATTTATTAAGACATCTCCATCTAGGAGATATGATACTTCCTTTAATATATCTTTATAGACAGACATTGCACATGTATGTATATAACTTGATATATAATTAAAATTCCCCTGTAACCAATTTCTTCTTATATGGATGTAATTTTGGCGGAAAAACTCTGTTCCTTCTAATATCAAATCATTTGTATATGTCTTTTTCTGATCTAGAATATTTCCTATCAGTTCATCAGGTAATATTAATATCTTCTGTAAATAATTACACATAAAGTAGATTATTCTATATTTTTCTTTAGGATATAAGATTGGATCCATTGCTATTAACCAAAAATATTTATAGAAAACATCTTGTGCACTCCATTTTGACATATCAGCATTTATTTCTAACTTCAGGGCTTTGCATGGATCTCCTTTTAAGAATCGATCTTTTGTTTTTTCCACAATAAATCTAAGTTCTTGTTCTGCTTTTTGTTCTAGGACCTTTAATTTTGCATCACCTGGTTCACTTATCATTTCATCCGAATTTAATTTGCATCTTTCTTTTGAAATCCTTTCAACAACATACATACACATTTTTGCCTCAAATTCACCAACAAATATTTCTCTGTCCTTTGCTGTTTTTTGGCCTTTATTGAAAAAAGTGAAACAAAATTCTTGATGGTTATGCATCATTTCCATAGCTTGTTCTATAAATGGTTCGTCTGTTAAGATACCTGTTTTCAGTAATTCATATAATCTATCAAACACCTTTGTAGACATGATATCCCTATAATCTGGTATAGTTTGTATAATTTGTTCATATTTACTATGTGCAGTTTCTAAATTTTCTGTTTCCTCTGTAAGAAAAAGTGGATTAGAAACTCTGTATTTTCTTTCTATGCTCTGTATGGCTTTTTGAGCTTTTTTTGAATGTTCTAGTTTTATGTCTTTAAAATCACCAACTTTTATACATGATTTTGAACTAGTAAATGTACTGATTGTTGTTATACTTCTTTTAAAGTTATTTCTATTTTCTACTCTATTCCTAAGGTGATTATGCCTAGATGTATCAAGGATCAAGTTTTTTGCTATTGAGTGTAATAAAACTTGTAAATTTACATGCTCTTTAATAGGCTTTTCTGACCAAATTTCTTGTGCTATTTTCCTTTGGTCCATTTCTATTTCAATAACTGTCTTTGCTAGGTCTATCATGACATGGTGTTTTTCATGCAATCCTTTTGCATTAAAATAAAATGGTAGATATATCTGAGATATATATTCCTTTAAAGATACTAGACCATTGAACCATATTGATTCTAAATCTCTATTATCACCTGCTCCTTTTTGAGTTATATCATAAACAGACAAATAAACATTTCTAAGTTGAATCTTGCTAGACTGTGCATTTGCTGAGCTACATCCCTTTTTTATTAATAATGTCATATACACACTAAATAATGTCTTTGTATATGGTGAGAACTTATCTGCTATATAGTCCCGAACATGGCTAGATACAGCTAGTGAATTCATTATCATATACCTAGATGGCTCTGTTAATGATAACATACTTTTTGTTATAGATAAGCTGGTGTAGAATGTGAAATTTAATACATCAAACAAATTTATGGAAGGGTTATTATTGTACATAAGTATAGCACTTAATAAGAAAAGTCCTGGAGATGATACTATTCTTTGGCATCTTTCTTTATCTAATCTTATTGCTTTGGATATGGATATATAATCTCCTGTTTTTAGCTTTAGTGTTGTGTGAAGGCAACCTGCATCAAATAAAACTTTTTCTTCATTATGTATTGCAATAGTGCAAAATACCACTGTAGCCCTCTTAGTCTTTATATCAGATGATGGAAACACCAAAGCATATATAGAATCATTTGCACACATAGCTACCCGAAATGTATTGTGCCGATTATATTGTGATATAGAGAGGATATTCCTCATTAATGTTGATATATCATTAATACATCTCCAAAAATTTGTCTTGGAAATTGTTTCAAGAGTTTGTGCAGTGTCTATATTAGATTCTTTAATTTGATCCTTATAATTCTCTATAATAGGATGATCTACCTTAAACCTAGAAAATTCTTGTAAATATTTTTGATTTCTTTTAACCATAAAAAATGCTGCATCTTGTACAGATTTATTGTTAAAATCCAAGATTTTAGGCTTTGATAAATCGATATCGTCTGCAGTTTTTTTATTAAATCTTTTATGACCTCCTATACCTAAAAATTCTCTAAAAAAGCGCTGTCTCTCATTTGCTTTGAATAACTCATTAGGCAAGACAAATTGTTGCTCCCATAGCACCAAAGCTTGACCAATTTTAACAGGTTCTAATTTTTTATTTTCTATCTTTTTGCCTGTAGATCTAGCTAACATTTTCCTCTCCATGCACAATGCTTCATACTGCCCTACTTTATCATCAATATCCATTGCTAACCCTATTGCTTTCATTGTTTCTGTTATTGTGGATATATCTTTTATAGATTGCATTGATTTTGATAAAAACATTAGCTTAGATGTTGCACCTGGAAGTTTCCTATCACATGCTTCAGACCATATGAAATGAACAGAAGGCTTCTGTTTTGAAATGTCTGTAATAATTTCTCGTTCTTCTGCTACTCTTGCAGACATTAGCTCCCACCCTTTGTCAATCTCTGATTGAGTTGGTTTCTCAAAATTACCATCTATCAAAAATGCCTGTTTTGCATTTGACTTAACAAAGTTATCATAATAAGGCTTTGTAGCATCCTTTATCTCATGAAGTTGATCATTCCATTTTTCTGCAGAGTAGGCATTGAACTCCATTGTCTTAAAGAATAACTTTTGATAACATTCTGGCATAGATGAAATAAAGAAATTAAATTCTGGATGCTCATATATTTCAGGTGTTGCAGTATGACACCATGGGGCTGTCAATGTAAAGTCACCATGTGCTACTTTTAACATAAATTCTTCATCATCAGCAAACTTTTGATAAAGTGTCCTCTTTAGTTCTTCGAATCTGGAAAAGTCCACATTTAATGGTATATTGGGATAGTTCCTAATGAATTGATCCCCTGTAATAAAAAGTTGATTGCTAATTGGGTTTATTCTAATTATAGCAACTTCATAGTTAATAGGGATCTGTTGATTTATTAGCTCCATGCATCGACTGTACTTTTCCAATGTTATTTCTGTTGATTCAGAACTCACTGAAACTTTGTAGTCTATTATGATAATCCAACCATCTATGAAGACATAGTTATCTGGTGTTATATTAGGGATTTCAATTCTCATAGGGTCAAATCCAGGTATTGTATCTAGCAGTATGTCTACTAGCGGTACATCATTTCTATATTCTATGTTAATTGCCTCGCATAATTGCTTTCCAAAGTAATTATGTCGTTCTATCATCAAGTCCACATCTATGTCCTTTCCTACTGCAGCATCTCTGGCAGCAGCTATTCGGGCATTGAATTGGGCATATTTATTGTCTTCCATTTTTTTGAAAGTTTATTTTGG